GTCTTAATCGCAACATCTCAAATATGCTATCCTGCTTTTTGAGTACATAATTTATAATATTTTGGATTTTTATAAAAACTTTTTAATTTTTAAGAAAAAATAAATTATGTACTCTTTTCTCTTTTCTTTCTCTTTAGATATATATGAAATCTAAAACTTCCTGTCGTAATGTATTAACACTTAAACAATTTGGGCCTACATGTTGGTTTAATTCTATACTTATGGCTCTTTTGTATAGTGATAATAGTAGAAAATTACTCTTAAAAAAATCCGCTCTTTGGGATGATAAAATATTAATTTTTAAAACTATTAAACATCTTCTACATAAAAAATACTTACGTACAAGCAATTTAATTAAAGATTATTTATATTTTGATAAGATAACTCCTGAGTATATATTAGATAAGTTATACAAATATAATAGTAAAAAATTTATAGTAAATCCTAAAAAAAATAAATCATTTCTGTCAGCAGTATATATAAGAAAAGTTTATAAGTTATTAGGAGCAAAGGTATTATATTTAGATTTATATGAAAATAATCTATATTATTCATTATTTAACAATGCGACCGCGAGATTTGATATTAATAATATGATTATGTTAAGATGGAATTATACATCTCCAGAAAAAATAAAAGAAAAGTTTGATAATCCTGATGTAATTATAGTAAATATAGATGATTTTAAAAAAATATACCCTGGTTATTATAAGGTACCTTCAGATTCTCCTTATAATAATATTTTGAAATTAAATGATACTTGTAAGATAAATAATATGGAATATGAACAAGATTCAGTATTGTTAGGAAATTGGAATAAAAACGATAAGGTTGCTGGGCATTCAATAGCAGGAATTAAATGTAAAGGTGAAAAATTTGTATATAATGGTTGGACGAGAAGTACTTTAGATAATCATATTAATGATCTGAAAATAGTTAATGATGATATACAAAATGATAATTTATGGATAATAAAAGTAGTTAATAAAAAGATAGTATATATTAATTCTAAAACTAATAATGTATCTTCTTATTTACCAAAAGATGGTAAATTAATAGCTAATAATATCGAAATTCCATGCGAGCTAATGAATTATGAATGGAATATTAGAAAAAATAATGACTTTTGCTTAAATTTATCTAAATGTGCTTTAGATTTACACGGCGATAATAGCATTGAAGGGAAAAAAGATAAAAATCTATGCTTTTCTTTTAATAAAGGTGAAAGGCAAATAATTTATATAAATAAAAATAGTAAAGTAGATATAGCAAAATCAAACAAGGCTCTTTGTGAAAATGGCAAGATATTAAATCCTTCTTCTAATAGATGTATTAATATAGAAGTATTAAATAAAATACCTAAAAATCCTACAAAAAATGTTATTGGAAAGAAATGTCCTGAAGGTAAAATTCTAAATCCTAAAACTGGTAGATGTATTAATATTAAAATACCTAAAAATCCTTCAAAAAATGTTATTGGAAAGAAATGTCCTGAAGGTAAAATTCTAAATCCTAAAACTGGTAGATGTATTAATATTAAAATACCTAAAAATCCTACAAAAAATGTTATGGGAAAGAAATGTCCTGAAGGTAAAATTCTAAATCCTAAGACTGGTAGATGTATTAATATTAAAATACCTAAAAATCCTTCAAAAAATGTTATGGGAAAGAAATGTCCTGAAGGTAAAATTCTAAATCCTAAGACTGGTAGATGTATTAATATTAAAATACCTAAAAATCCTTCAAAAAATGTTATTGGAAAGAATTGTCCTGAAGGTAAAATTCTAAATCCTAAGACTGGTAGATGTATTAAAGAAAAATAGTCTTATACTATTTAATTATTTACCTTTAATTTAAAAAAGAGTACATAATTTTATTTTTCTTAAACTTTTAAAAGTTTTTATAAATTTACAAATTTTTTTAATTATGTACTCTTTTTAATTCAAGATAGTTAAATGTATAAATATTAAAATATATATAATAATTAAGATTGTGATACTTTCAATGCCAGATATAAAAATATCTGGAACAAATAACGTTTTTAAACCATTAGAAAAACCCGGATATAGTATTTATTTTAATACAAGAATCGATGAAAAAACCAACGAAAAAAAGTATAAAATAATATATAAAAATGATAAAAATGATAAAGACGATAAAGATGATAGTGATATAACTATTTCTAATAGTGTCATATTTAATACTATTTATTCTCATGAAATAAATGAAAATGATATACCTTTAGTAGAATATTACAATTTACTAATAGAAAATAAAAATAATCCTGCTAATATACAACAAGAACCCTCGGTTGTCACTCCTCCAGATATACCTTATCTAATACCAGAAGCAAGTGAACAACCTGTACAGGCGATTAGTTCTACTCCTCTATCTAATGAATTTGTACCCTACACGCATATTAATACAACATTTACGAGTACATTAGATACTCCTCCTTCTCCTCCTTCTCGTCCTCCTCCTTCTCCTCCTTCTCCTCCTTCTCGTCCTCCTCCTTCTCCTCCTTCTCCTTCTCGTCCTCCTCCTTCTCGTTCTTCCTTTAAAATAAGCTACACGCCTTTTAATAGCATAAAAACGTTTTTTAGTGAAATTATTACAAAATGGTTCGGCGGACGTATTGAAAATTCTGATATAATATTGGGAATAGCAACAGAAACAGAAACAGGCAATGAAAATAATAACTTAATAAAATCCGAATATCGGAATAGATACCCCCCGGATTATAAAGGAGAAATTTCAAAAATACATATGAAAAATAATGATGATTCTAATCTTGATTTTTCATATGAATTAAAGGCTATAAGAGAACGTGCGTCAGCATGGGATGAATATATTAATAAAAATATTCCTGACCCTGATAAAAATAACATATTACGAACACATCGAGAAAAACATAATAGTTTGAGGGATTATTTTAAAAATGTAACAGGTGATGAAAATATAACATTATATAATAATTATTTTAATGCACAGATATGGATGCGGGATAACGCAAAATATAACGAACAATATTATCAATACGATTTAGTCGTTTATAGAGATAAATTATTAACTGATTTATTTATGAATAATCTATATTCAAAGCAGCCTCCTATAGTAATACCTCAAAATTTACCAGAAGATAGATTAGATTTTTTAGATGCTGATCAAGAAAAATATTATTTTAATTCTGTAAATCAATACGGATATCCTATTTATAGAGCTTATTATCTAAATAATCAATTATATCAATATTTTATAGATAAATTAAGCAAACCCACATCATTACAACGTACCAGGAGCATCGGAGGAATGTTTGGAAAAAAATTTACTTTAGACGGTAAACCATTAGATACTGAAGCAGCTTGGATACGACAAGCAATTGATATGAAAAATGGTACTGCAAATTTTCAACCAAGTTCTTTTCAAGTAGATTTATATAGCGGTAATTCTTCATTATCTCCTGCGATTTCAACTGAAACGCAGTCTCAGAATACTATTAAATGTGCTTGGGATTGTAAAGATAAACAAATTACGCGTTTTAACGGATATTATGATATGAACTATGATAGAATAAAAAAAGATATTTTTGAGTATAATGAAAATAAAAATATGAATATTAAATTTTATATATTTTCAATAGAAGATATTCCAGCTCCAGTTGTTGATAGACAAGTAACCATTATAATATTAAAAACTTCTGATAATAAAATAGATCCTATTATAGTTACTTCTCCTGAAGCATTTTTACAAGATATTAAAGATAAATTAGAAAATAAAATAATAGCTAAGATATCAACTACAACAGATGTAAGTGATACATATATTTTATTCAATGTTGATATTATAGGAAATATAAAAGATGCTAAAATATATAAAGAAGAAGATAAATATAAATATGATTTTGTAAACTTAAATAATGATTTAAAAAAAATTATAGAATACTATAATACAATATCTAATTTACCATATTTTAGAACATATAGTGAAATCAAAAAGCAACTTATGTTATTTAAAGAAGCATATGAACAAACTCCTCATGTAGAAAATTTATTAATAAGCATATACAAAGAAGAATTGAAATTGAGAATTTCTATTTGCGATAATATAATAGTATCTTCAGGTATAGATAATAGTATTGAAAAAAATATACAGAAATATAAAGATTTGTTGGATTATACTTACAAAAATATTGATAATTACCCTGATAAAAAAGATTATTTTGAAAGAATAAATAAATGCGTTCCTCTATTGATAGATAGAGTTAGATATTATGGTGAAAATTTTATATATTAAAATTTAGGACTTTGGAAACTTTTTGCTATGGCATCCAATTCTGTCTTAGTAAATCTTGGTTCTTCTATTTTATAATTAACACCATTAAGTAATTTTGTAATTTTAGGTATAACATCTCCGACAACAACAGATTTATTAAAAGCACATTGTTCAAATGTAGGATTGCATTTATAGTTAGATAAAAAATCTATATTTATCTTATCTAAATCTGATTTTTCATGTTCGTGTATTGTAAAGTTTGGATTTTTTGTTCTACCTATTCTTTGGATTTCTTTAAAATCAAGTTTACCTTTATTTTCACCCTTTTCTTTTATACATGGTATATACATACCATCTAATTCACATTTACCAGAATTACCAGAATTACCAGAATTACCAGAAGTACCAGAAGTACCAGAAGTACCAGAAGTACCAGAAGTACCAGAAGTACCAGAAGTACCAGAAGTACCAGAAGTACCTGTTGTACCAGGAGTACCAGAAGTACCTGAAGTACCAAGAGTAACAAAAAATGCTTTTAAATTAACCAAAAAGCTTTTTAGTGATAATTTTTTATCAGGTTCATCAGATGTTTTAGGTGCTTCTGTCTGTGTAGTTGTAGCATTTTGTGTTTCTGTAGTTGTAGTTGTAGGTGTAGTTGTAGCGATTGGTGTTTGTATGGGGGGTACTGGGTCAAAACCCCCTCGTTTATTAACTATCTTAAAATTTACGCCTGATAGTAATTTTTTAATTTTTTCCATTGATTCATTAAATGAATATTGTTCATGTTCATGATTATTATTTTTATAATTTATGGTAAAATTTTTTAAATCATCTTTTTCAATTTTATGTATTGTAAATTTTTTGTTTTTTCCCCTACCTATTTTTTGTATTGTTACAAAATCTAATTTTCCATTTTTCTTATAAGGTATATTAAAATCTTCTAATATATATTTAGCTATATTGCCTTTATTTTTTTTTCCTCCTCCAGTTATACCATAAACCTTTCCTTCTTCAGTTGTAGCTTTCCATGCTTTCCATTTAGAGAAATCATTAATATCTTGATTAGAATATGATGTAGCGGGAGAAGGGACAATGGGTGCAATGGGTGTAATTGGAGTAATTGGCGTGTTTTTTATTACAGGATCTTCTTTTATCTTTCCAAATTTTTCCATTGCATTTTCACCTAATCCAATACTACTTAATCCAATACGACTTGATAAACTTAATGTTAAAGCGTTTTTAAATCTTTTAAATCCTATGCCAAATATTATTTCGAGATCATCGTCAAAATCGATTAATTTATTTTCAGATGGTATTAAATCCTCAGCATAAGATATTATAATACAATCATTTTTTTTAAATATAGCACAAGCATTTTTAAATTTCTTAATCGCTTCAGCGTATCTCTTATCATCTTTTTCACGATTATTTGTATTATAAGGTTGATTTATATATAGCGAAAATGTTTGTAGTTCATCTTTTTTTTTTTTATTACTAATAAGTATATATATATCGCCTTTATCGTTGTGAAGTTTTATTTTAGCAATTAATTCATTAATATCTTGATATTTTTTAATTTCTTTATTATCTATATTAATACATGTATATAAATAAATATCCTCTGATTTTTCAGGAGTACCAGGAGTACCAGAAGTACCAGGAGTACCAGAAGTACCAGGAGTACCGGGAGTATCAAAATTAACAGGGTCGCCAAAAGTACCCGGAGTACCTGGAGTATCAAAATTAACAGGGTCGCCAAAAGTACCAGGAGTACCAAAAGTACCTGGAGGACCTGGAGGACTATACTGAACGAGTGTACCAGGAGTAGCATAAGCAGCAGAAGCAGCCGAAGCGGTTTGTATATCATTAGGATAGCTTGTCCCTACTAATAGCGGTGGTATTGATGTAAAAGGAGGTCCTTGTATAGGGCCTAAACCAGGACTATTATATGGGCTCTGTAGAAAGCTCATAGAAACCTTAGAAGGAGACGTGGGAGGAGACAGATAAGGAGACGTGGAAGGAGACAGATAAGGAGACGTGGAAGGAGACATGGGAGGAGACAGGGGGGGGAATTGCATAACACTTGAATGAACTCCGGGAAAATAACTTATAGGATAACCTGTAGGATAACCTGTAGGATAACCTGTAGGATAACCTGTAGGATAACCTGTAGGATAACCTGTAGGATAACCTGTTGGATAACCTGTTGAAGGAACTCCAATATTCATAATATAATTAAAACTCTTAATATATATTATATATATTTATAATTTTTTAATTCTATTATTTAATTCATATAATAATGAATTATTTTGAAAATCTTCTGTTATATTTTTAAAGGCAAATTCACCATTTATTAAATTATTTACATAATCTTTTTTTCCATTATAAAAAATAAAAATTTGTCTATTTTCATTTATAATATATGTAATATATTTAAATGTATGATTATTTTTTGATAATTCTAAAATTATATTATTATATGTATAAGTTGCCAATGTGTCACTATTAATTTTTTTTAATAAAATTTTATCATTATCAGCAATTAACCAAATGCTTATTGATTCTAAATCAGGTCTATATAATTCATTGAGTTCATCAATTTTAGAAGATAATTCTACATTAATATTTTTAGTTTTAAAATATTTACTATCTGCGGTAATAGTAAATGGTTTTTCTCTAAAATCATCATCAATATTTATATTAAATTTTCCATTAATCGTATTTTTTTTTCCAATAATATTAAGAATGTCTTCCATAAGATATAATTCTAATATACTATAATAATATTATATAGACAAAATAATAAGCAAGTCTTAAAAATATCCAAATGGTCTAATCGGATTAGGAACACATATATTGTCAGTTTTATAAAATCCAATTGGTCGTATTGGATTAGGAACACATATATTATCATTTTTAACATCGTGTGAATAGAAACAATCGCATTTAAAATGACATAATTTAACACGCTTAGGCTTTTTAATAATAATATCAGTAACGTCAGTAACGTCGGTAACGTCAGTAACGTCAGTAACGCCTGTAACGTCAGATATACCAGTTACTTTTAAAGAAGATGATAATATATTACTATTTTTTTTAAAATTATTGTTACCAATCAATAGCATATTTAAAAATGATATGTATAGCAATAGAGTAATAAAGCTTAGCATTATATATATAATTATATTTATATTTATATATTTTAATTATGAAAGAAAAGATTTACTTTTTAATGACAAATAAAAAAGGAGATTACGCATGTTTTCAATTTACTAATTATGAATTTTACAAAAAATGCTATGAAGAATACAAAAAAATAGGATTTATAGATGACGAATTAATAGAAGTATAATATATAATTCTTTCTTATAAATAGAGAGTAAATACATTAATGTCCGAAATAATGAAAGATAAAACAAATATATTAAATAAAAAACAATGTTCGACATTTATAAAAGATTATAATGATTTAATGAATGGAAGAAATTCTGAAATAAAACATCCTAAAACTCGTAAGATAATTAAAAATGCTGCTCAAATTAAATTCATATATAATAAATGTAAAGAAATGTATACGAGTAGATCATCTTCATCAGGTGACATATCTAAAATAGCTAAGATGGCAAAATTATCTTCTCCTTCAAATAAAAAAAAAGTTATAGATTATGAAAAAGAATTGAAACCATTAACCCAATTAGATATAGAGCAAATAATTAATATTTCTATTGAAACTCATAGTTACAATAGAGCATTAATAAAAAGTCTATTTAATGTACCTATAAAATACGAGAAAGGTATAGAAATATTAAAAAAATATTTAAATAATCCTAATAATAAAAAATATGATGTAAATGAATACCGGTTGTATGTAGAACAAATCGCATCAATGATACCTAATTTTGATCCTTTTGCTAATCGCGGAGATACTACAACGCGTAATATTAAAATTTTTACAGAAAATAATAAAGAAAAATTAATGCTTTTTAGTGATTTATGTGAAAAAGAGTTTATAAGTGCTATATTTGAAGATTCGAGAAACTTAAATATGGGCAATTTTACAAATAATGAAAATTATACATCAGCAAATAAAAATAATATAGTCCGTCGATTATTAAAAAATAGACATTACTATTTTTCACTATATTATATAGCCGGATTAGCTCTAACTTATAGTATTAGAGATCCTGAAATAATAAGATATATGATGTGTTGCAAAAGAATGATGCGAAAGTTATTAAATCTGGATTTAATGACGATAGATCCTAATGTTTCAAAATCATTTAGTTCAAGTGGAAGTAAAAGTAGCGATAACGTCCAAGATGCTACTATGAATACTATATATAATCAAATAGGTATACGCGAATATGTTAATTATATAATGAATAACGGAGATGATCCGAGAACTGTTAATATGATTGAACCTTACTTGGGTGTAAAATGGGCTGATTTATCTATGAAAAAATTACAACTTGTAGTTAAAATATCTAATACATTAAATGGTCGCCCTTATACATATGCATTCGATGCTAAGAGTTTATATAAAGATTGGAAACATTCTATAAAAACCGGAAAACCCTTCATTAATCCAATTACAAGAGTGCCGTTTACAAGACAAGACGAAGTTAAAATATTAAATGTGCTTGATAGAGAATATCCGAATATTGGAATACCTACAAAAAGTGTAAGGCGTTCGGATATATTTTATCAAGATATAGAAACTATACGTATAAATGATATATATTTTTGGAGAATAAACATATGGTTTAATTTCGGAAATGTGACAAATCCAAGCTATGTTAGAATAGTATGTATAAATATAATAACATCTTTAGAATTATATGAAGATGAAAACATAGTAGAATATCATCCGGCATTTTTGTTTAATAATATAGAAAGATTGAAAAATGAAAATAAAATATTAGGAAAAACAATACCCTTCAAGTTACATCCAGCTTTTGCCAAATACTTTGGTTCTTACATTACAACAGAAGAACAATATTTAGACTTCTTTAGACTAATATCAAGATCTATATAAATTAAGTAATGTTTTTAATATTATTTTTATATTATTATAGTTTTGAAAAATCTATAATTACCAAATATATATATATGCTCTATAATTTATAACAAAAATAAAAAATTGATAATTTAGATATGTATATTATTACACCATTATGTCAAAAATGTATATGACTTTCGTCATAATCTTCGCCCTTGCTTCTAATATTGAAGCACGTATGCGTATGCATAGAAGCAGTAGTAGAGGTTCTTATTGTGATTATGAATTTGTAAGAAAATTGGAAAAAGAAAAAGAAATTCTATCGCAACATAAGGATTATCTATTGGAGAATAATAATCATTTAAATAAAATTATTACTCTTAATAATTGCAAACCTGGAAATGTGTTCTCTAAAGATAATACAAAACAATATAGTATTAATTGCGTTCCATGTCCAGAAAATCATTACAGAACAGCAACTAATCACACATGCTATCATTGTCCTGAAGGCTATTATTCTAAAAGTGGGTGGACTGAGTGTAAAAAAGCTGAAAGAAATTCGAGTAATGTTCATACATTATGTAAAAAAGGAAAGATAATTGGGGGTAATAAATTTGCAATTCATACTTCGAGTTGTGTTGAATGTTATAAATTTGGCGATAAAAAATATATGCCTTATAAAAATAATCATGATACATGTCTTACTTGTCCTGATGGAAGTATTGTAAAATACGGAGCGACTTTCTGCGAAGAATGTCCTATAGGACATTATGAAAAAGACAATAAATGTATTAAATGTGATGTTGGTACATATTCTGATAAACCTGGTACGACACAATGTAAAGTTTGTACTAATACAAAGTCGATAGCATATGTATCTACAGGAGGGTATAATTGTGATAACAGCATATTTCACAATATTGCCGAATCATTTAACGAAAATATTATTGATATGGATAGTATATTAAATCCTTTTGTATCAGTTTTACACGAAAGCATCGCATTTGTATCAAACTTTTGATTAAATAATTAAATGATTAAAAAAATTAAATGATTAAAAAATTAAAAAAATTAAAAAAAAATTAAAAAAAATTAAAAAAAATACTAATAATTAAATTATAACTCTGTATATATATATTTTTTATTTTGATGGAGGTTTAATTATTGATTCATAATTTATAAAGCGTTTTTAATTTTATCAAAGAAAACCTTATAACCATTGTAATCATTCAATGTCTTACCATTATATTCTAATAATACTGGTAGTGGTTTTAGTAGCATGTCTTTTCCAAATGTTTTTTTAGTTTTATTGAGATGTGATATGTTTTCAAATAAATAGTGTTGAATATAAGCAGGTTCAACATCAATATTAAATCTTAAGGGTATTTTGATAGTTATTATAGGTACTGATATATTTTCATTGTTTATTTTGAATATATAATTAAAATTAATACTCATTATTCCATTAGGAATATCAACAAAATTAAAAGCTATATCCTTTCTCCCTTCACCAAATCTTGGTCTTTGTATAGTGGGATACAATAATGTAACAGCATTCATTATATCAACCTTATCATCTTCTGTAAAATCCTTTCTCGTATAAGGGTTTTTAAAAGGTTTTTTGTCTTTAACAGAAATTTTCCAAGCCTGATATAATGTTCGTATATAAAAAGCAGTTCCATATGTATTACCTCCTTCTTTATATTTTAAACTTATGACATTTTTAAGTTTATTTAAGGTAATATCTTCCCATTTTTCAGCAAGATATGGGTCCATATCATTAATATTATTTTCTGTAATTTCTGCGACTAAGTCAGCTTTTGTTTTTTTATATCTTGCTATATTTGCCTTAGATTGAAAATGACTATGGTTGCTGGAAGAACTTCTTGGAGTTCCTGACCAACTGATAGATTTACTTACAGATACAGATTTTGAATTATTATTATTATTAAATAATATATCAACTATATCTTTTGTAATGAGAGTATCTAATATATTCAAATGTAAATTTACACTATTTTTATGAACTGAACTTACAGAATCGTTTGAAATTTCATCTCTTATGATAACAAGGATAAATTGTAATGCTATATATTTTTCCATATTATCATCTAAATTTCTAATAACATCATTTTTATTATGATTATTTTCAGAATATAATATAATTTTTTTAAGTTCATCTATAGGTTGATTATTTAATCCAAAACATCTAAACTCATACGTATATAAATATTTTGTATCATTCCACATACTTTGCAATTTTTTTTGTGTAGTTTTAATAGCATCTATTATATTGGGTCGTGGTGTAATTTCTGGTATAGTAAAAGGGTTATATTTATAATTTAGTTCCCATTTATGTTTTGTTGTTAAGATTTCTATAGAATTCACTTTGTAATGATATATTATCCTTATAATTTTATTAATTTCGCTTAAAATCTTGTGATAAGATTTAACATAAATATTTTGCATGTATTCTGGTTGTAAATCGAGATATCCATATAATTTCCACAATCCAACCTCGTATTTTATTGGTTTTGTAAATAATGATGCTATTAATTTTTTGTTATATTCTAAAGTATTAAAGGGAATATATATAATATCTTGAACTTTTTCATAAGAATCTAAAATAATTTCATAATCTTCTGGCTCCGGAGATTTTGATTTAGATTTAGATTTTGGAGATGCACTACCTATTCCAAGTTTAACCTTACATTTTTCATATATATATTTAATTCTATCAGTGTCATTAAGTTGCTTATTTGTTTTTGGATTAGTTATCTTTAATATTTTACCATTTTTATATTCCTTATAATCTTTTATAAATTCTTCGCATTGTTTATTTGATAAATTATTATTAGTATCTTTTGTAAATAATGTTGTTTTAGCTTTTGCAGACATATTCTAATATTATGAAATATAAAAGATACATTTGTTATATTTTTTACATAAAAAAGATATTTAATTATTGATTCATAATTTATAAGGCATTTTTAATTTTATCAAAGAAATCCTTATATTGATAGTAATTATATAATGATAAATCATTATACTCTAATAATACTGGTAAGGGTTTTAGAAGTGCATCTTTTCCAAATGTTTTTTTAGTTTTATTGAGTTGCAATATGTTTTCAAATAAATATTGTTGAATATAAGCAGGTTCAACATTAATATCAAAACTTAAAGGATATGTAATCCTTATTATAGGTATTGATATATTCATCTTGTTTATTTTTAATATATATTTGAAACTAATAACAATAGTATTATTAATATGAAGAGAACTTAAAGATATATCCCTCCTTCCTGTGGCAACTTTCGGTCTTTGTATACCAGGATACATTAATATAATGGCATTCATAATATCTTCTTTATCATTGTCTGTAAAATCCTTTCTTGTATAAGGATTTCTAAAAGGCTTATGATATTTGACAGAATGTTCCCACGCTTGATATAATGTACGTATATAAAAAGCAGTTCCATATGTATTATCTCCTTCCTTATATTTTAAACTTATGACATTTTTAAGTTTATTTAATGACATATCTTCCCATTTTTCGGCAAGATATGGATCCATATCATTAATATTATTTTCAGTAATTGCGGCTACTAAGTCAGCTTTTGTTTTTTTATATCTTGCTATATTTGCCTTAGATTGAAAATGACTATGGTTGCTGGAAGAACTTCTTGGAGTTCCTGAGCGGCTAATAGATTTACTTATAGATAAATAACTTGAATTATTATTATCAAATAATATATTAACTATATCTTTTGTAATGAGAGAATCTAATATATTCAAATGTAAATTTACACTATCTATATGTTGTAATTTTAAATAAATATCAGATAATTCATCTCTTATGATAACAAGGATAAATTGCAATGCGACATATTTTTCCATATTATCATCTAAATTTCTAATAACATCATCTTTATTATTATTATTTTCAGAATATATTATAATTTTTTTTATTTCATCTATAGGTTGATTATTTAATCCAAAACATCTATATTCATCTGAATATAAATATTTTGTATTTTTCCACATATTTTGCAATGTTTTTTGTGTAGTTTTAATAGCATCTATTATATTGGGTAGTTGTCCATTTTCTGGTATACCAAAAGGATTATAGTTATAACTTAATTTCCATTTATATTCTGTTGTTAAAATTTCCGTAGACATTCTTTTGTAATGATATATTATCCTTATAATTTTATTAATTTCATGTAAAATCTTATGATAAGAATTAATATAAATATTTTGCGTATTCTGTGGGTGTAAATTGAGATATTCATATAGTTTTAACAATCCAATATCGTACTTTATTGGTTTTGTAAATAATGATGCTATTAATTTTTTGTTTTGTGCTAAAGTATTTAAGGGAATATATATAATATCTTGAACTTTTTCATAAGAATCTAATATAATTTTGTTATCTTCTGGCTCTGGAGATTTTGAATTAGATTTAGATTTTGGAGATAGACTACCTATACCAAGTTTAACCTTACATTTTTCATATATATATTTAATTCTATCAGCGTCATTAAGTGGTTTGTTTGTTTTAGGATTAGTTAATTTTGATATTTTACCATTTTTATATTCCTTATAATCTTTTATAAATTCTTCGCATTGTTTATTTGATAAATTATTATTAGTATCTTTTGTAAATAATGTCGTTTTAGCTTTTGCTGACATATTCTAATATTATGAAATATAAAAGATACATTTGCTATATTTTTTTACATAATATAAAAAAAATGATACTTATTATGTTATTATTAATAATTAACAGAAAATGTTCTTTTCAGTTGCTATCCTCATTATCGTATTTTTGAATATGGGTAAAACAGATGCCCGTATCCATAAGATGAAGTTTGTAACTACATGTGGTTGTGCAAAGACTGTGTCGAAAGAAAGAGATATTGCTTATAACAAATATAATGATGTTGTTAGTATTTCTGAGAATATAATTACTATAAATAATTGTATCCCAGGGCAAGAATTTAAGTATGAAGATTATAAAAATGATAATAATTATAAAATTGAATGTAAGAATTGTCCTAATAATTATTATAGAACAGCATCAAACTCTTCGTGTCTTCGATGTCCTGTAGGTTATTATTCTAATTCAGGAGATATTGAATGTACTAAATCTGGAGCAAATAATACTAATATTCATACTCTTTGTAATAAAGGTTATGTATCTGGTAATAATAAATTTGCTGAATATGAAGATAGTTGTTATTCTTGTATTCCTGAAAATAAGGAATATATGCCTTATAAAAATAATCACGATAGATGTTTTGTGTGTCCTCCTGGAAGCATAGTAGATGTTAAAGCTCATACATGTTCAAAATGTTCTGTTGGATATTATGAAAAAAATAATAAATGTATCGAATGTGATATAGGAACTTATAATGATAAGGATGGTGCTAATAAATGCAATGTATGTAATAATCAAAAAGCTATAGCTTATAATTCACTTGGAGGAACTAATTGTGACAATAGTATTTTCTATGATTTGACAGATACTATTAAAAATAATCTAATAAATATGGATATGATATTAAAACCGATTGCTTATAATGCTAATCTTGGAGTAGCTATAATTAGTAATAATCGTCGTGCGATTGAACTTATTATTCCCAGTATGATTATAGCATATATTGCTATTATTAGCATGTAATTATTCAATTCTATATCTTGATTATTTTAGTTATTTATTTAGTTATGTATTTAGTTATGTATTTAGTTATGTATTTAGTTATGTATTTAGTTATTTATTTAGTTATGTATTTAGTTATGTATTTAGTTATGTATTTAGTTATTTATTTAGTTATGTATTTATATTTTTTTATTTTTTTATTTTTTTGTCAAATATCTATTTATTTCATTTTTATATGTTCTATAGCGTCTCGATATAATATCTTTAAGACTATTATAATTTTGTTTATCTAATACTTTTTCAAGATTAATTAATCTATTTTTCATATTCATAATAGAATTTGTTGTGCTACTTAACAAATCCATATGTTCAGAATTAGCCATACATTCGATAACAATCTTATTATTATATTCAATATCAAAATAGTAACTATACTTAATATGCTCTTCTAAAAATACCGAGTAGTCGTTAATTAAATTTACTATATCATTATATAATGTACCATCTATATTATTTTGTTTAATTTGTTGGAATAGTAATGACACAGATATTTCATGTGTACCATATGGAAACTTATTATATGTATATAATGACATATATTTAATTACTATAATTATTATAACTTATACTAATATATTATAGCAATTCCTTAAAACCTTCTATATCTAAAATAGTTACGCCTAATTCATTTGCTTTAATTATTTTAGCAGTATTCTCATATTTATCCTTAACAACAAGGTAATTTGTATTTTTAGATATACTTGTTGTAACTTTCCCCCCATTATCTTGAATTATTTTCTCAAAATCTTTATTTCTAAATCCAGAAAATATAAATGTTTTATCTTTCAAATTATTATTTACTTTATTACCATTTACAACAGCTTTATTTTTATCATTATGGCATTTAATTCCTACGATACCTAAGTTATCGTAAAATTCGTAATAATGTGGTAGATTTTCTATAAATAATTCAGCACTTATTTTTGCTATTCCATTGATTTTTATTAGATCATCAGCAGTTAATTTTAGAGCTTTAGTGCGACCCTTCATAGTATTATCTATTATTTCAGGATAGACATCAGTAATGCTTTTAATTTTTTTAAATCCAAATCCTCTTCCCATAATATTTGAAGCATCCATTAAAACATTACAATCGACATCTTTAATTTTCTTCAACGCTTCTATAATATTATCAGCACTTTTACTTTTAATTCCATCAATACCTAATAAATCTTCTTTTTTTATATTAACTATTTTATTTATACTATCAAATCCAGCTTCATAAATCTTAGTTATATTTCCAGGACCCATATATTCGATACCTATTGTTTTCATAAAATATATAATATTTTTAATATCATAGTCACTATTTTTATCACCATTATCAATCATTATAATATCTATATGTGTATCATTCCATCTATAATCAATATTAACTTTTCCCGGAGGCATACTTGGTTTTCCGGAAGCAGATTTAGTTAATACTTCTTTAATATGAGGAATAACATTGCCAGAGCGAATAATAATAACACGCGACCCTGGACCTATTACATTTTTTTCAATATATCCCGCATTGAAACCGGTAGTCTGTTTAATTTTTACATCATCTAATAATATTTCATCAAATTTAACAATAGGTTTCATATATTTATCTTTTGATACATTCCATTCTACTTCATTTACTATTACTTCAACTTGTTCGAGAGTATGTATAGATTTAAAAGCAAATGAATGTGAAGGATTTTTACCAATTTCTATATTATATTTTTTACTTATATCGCTAACTACTATACCATCAATTATGTAATTATTATTTCTTGCCTTTTGAAGATTTTCTGATAAAATATTTAAATTAATATCATTAACTATTTCATAATTAACTATTAAAAATCCTTTAGATTTTAGCATATCGAAATTATTTTGTTTAGCATTTGTACTTGTATCTGTATCAAAATCAATGATAGTATAGCATATAAAATCAATAGAATTTAATAAATTTTTATTTAAAGTTTTAGAATTTATAGCACCTGATACAGAATTACGAGGATTAACTCCTTGCTCTCCTTTTAATTTAAGAGTTTCCCAATTATTTTTTGATATAATTAATTCTCCTCTAATAGCCAAATATTTACTTTTAATATTATTAACATTTGGAAAACCATTAATATATTCTAATAAATGACTAATATCTTGACCTTCAGTACCATTTCCACGAGTATATAATTTAATATCATATTTATTTTCTGAAGATATTCTTTTATAGACAGCAAGACAACTTACACCATCGAGTTTATCACTAATCATATAAGGACCTTTGTACTTCTTTTTATATTTAGTAATTTCTTCATCACTATCTTTAATTTTATTTTGAGAACCCATGTAATATGGTAGTGTAACCTTATTATCTATATCGGCACCTATACGTTTTAAATAAGGATCTTTAGGATATTTTTTACGAATATAATCTTTTATAATATCATAAATATCATCAGTTAAAATAGTTTTGCCACTATTAAAAAATGCTTGATCAGCGGCGATAAGAACATTAATGATATCCTTTTTCTTATTATTTTTAATAAATTCTAAAGGGTCTTCATTTATATTTTCAAAATTATAATTCATTTATTAATAGTATATATA